ATTATCTCGCTCTTCCATGTCGTTAATTACATAACCTGTGCTGACATTGCGTAAAATTCCATCTTTTACGTCTTGCCTTACTTCTTCTGCAAAACTATTTTTACTAAATCTAACTCTTGAATAACCTTTCTTTTTTTTCTTATCTACATAGGCACGTTCTACAACACCAATAACTTTATTAGGATCATGGTTAAACAATAGTGGTGCAGAGTTGTTTAGCCTGTCTAAATTCATAGCACCATCATCATGACTAAGCACCTCCATACCAAAATTACGAGCTACTGGGAACTCACTAGAGAAGGCAAATTCATAAACTCTTTCGTCTTTTTCTGCAAATGTTGTCTCACCACTACGCTTGTAACATTCTGTAACACTTCTGATAGGATCTATCTTCGTTAATGTGCTGAATTTGTGACCAACGTATGTATCTGTTGCATCGCCATCACGATACAACTGTATTAATGCTGCTGGATCATCTTCTGTTCCTGTAATAGTAAAAGATGAATCTGGTACATCAATTTTGCCATCTTTAACAATTCTTGTAATCTTTCCTCTAGCTCTACCACCAGAAGAGTTCCAACTTACAAAATCTCCAGTTTTTAGAGCATCTGGCTCTGCTCTTTTTTCAGTTTTAGTCACAGGCATAGAACGTAACTCCTTTATTCTAGCGGATTTTGGATCTGAAAAACTTTTTCCAGCATCACCACCCCATGCCGCCCATGCTACACGACCTTTTGACGGATAGCCATCCTCACCTGGGCTAAAACCTTTTGCTTTTTTGTCTACTTCATGTCTTGCAAACCAAGCAGACATTTCTACAACAACTTGTGGACTTAATTCGCTACCACTAAGTATCTGTGTAGCTCTTCTTCTTGCAACTTCTGTTCCACCCGCTTTACCTTCTGACTTCCAATCTCTGTATCTTTGTGCCTCTTCTTTCATGCCAGCAGTTGGCATTAAATCTATTTCTGTTCCATTAATAGTTGCCACTTGCTTCCTCCGATACGTTTTCGGCATCTTCGCCTGTTGGTTCTAAAGTATCACCAAATGGATCAATACTGCCAACAGGTTTAAATTGTGAGCCACCTGATTGTGTTGTAGCACTTGGATCAGAATCGGTCACTATATTCATGTTATCTAATTTAGCCAGTTCAGATTGTCTCTGTACAAGAAGCTCTTCTACATCACCACCATTTTCTGCAATACATTCAGACAATGTTTTTAGTCCAGATCTTATTGCATCACGTTGCGCCATTACTTCTTTTTGTGGATCAACATAACTATATCCTCTACATACCCATCTAACTTTTTCGTATCTTTCTGGTTCTGTTTCATATGTAGGAAGTTGCAAAGCATTATTCATAACAGCCATTTCTAACCATGCCTCATATATTGGCTGATAGAAGTTTTCTTTTAGCATCTGCTGTATTGTTCGCCAATGATCTCTATCTTGTATCATTGCTAATCTACTGCTGCTGTAATTAGATTGTGAATAATCAGAAGATATAGCCTCAAAACTGCAACCTAGTCCACTAGCCATACTACGTAACATAGTACGGACAAAAGGATCAAACTCTCCATTAGGACTATCCATATCTGGAATAGTTACGTTAGCACCAGGCTCAAGATATTTAAATTGACCTGGTTCAAAGCTAGTTACTCTGTCATAGTCATAAACTTCACCACCAGGATCTAGCTCACCTTCTGGTGTACTAATAAATCCCATTAATGCACTGCTTGCACGACATCTAATAAGACTAGCCTCAATATATCCATCAAGTTGTTTTAGATGACTTATTGCACTAGCTAAAAATGGTATGCCACGATGCTGACCTGGTCTTTGTGGCATAAATAGATGTATTACATCTTTTGCTGGAACAATAATATGTTGTTTTTGTCCT